ACAAAATAACATAATTTGATAATATTTTATCATATTTTATCATTTTTTGTTAATTTAGGTGTTGATTATTGATAAAACTTTAATTAAAAAGGTTTTATGAACAAAATTTGTAACAAAACTCTCGATATTAAACGTCAAATTAAGTTCATGTTGTCTTCAACAAGGACTTCTAAAGCATATAGGGGGCTATTTGCCCCCTGCTTATTCATATTTTCTCCTAAAAATAAAAGGCTGAAGTCAAATGTTTAAGGCATTGTTGTTCTTTGGGGGTGGTTTTTTTCTTGCACTAATTTTTTACCACCTCCGAAGATATTTAAAAAAACACGAAAGAATAATTGATTGGGATATTAAAAATGACAAAAATTTACATAACGAAGGTTCTGCGAAATATATTCGATTGGCTTTACTCGATACTGACAAGGCAAATACAGAAACAAAAATCATTTCAAATTTCAGAAGAGGAGACAAGGTTTGATGATTGGTACATTGATGAACACATGAAGAATTATATTGATGAAAAACAAATATTACGTTGGGAGGGGGAACAAGTTTCACTCCATGAATTAAATAAAGGAAAGAAAAATGACAGAGATAATTAATATCGGAGACAAACTTAATCTTGGTATCATTAAAACTATTAGTAGAGAAATTAGAGAGATTAAAAATAGATTACAAAAATTAGAAGACATGGATAATGAAACTCTTCGTAATGATCTTAATAAAGTAGTTAAAGAAATTAAGGAAGATAATGCCAACAATTAGATATGCATTAAAAGATGGTACTGCTGTTACAGGTACTACTACTATTATAAGTGAATTTAAAAATCCTGGACCTCTTTTAAATTGGACTTACAAAATTGGTTTTGAGTCTGGTAAAAATCAACAACTACAAGATTTAGAAATGGAACATGGTCCTATTCAACATTGGACCGAATTACGAGATACAGCAGGAGGTCAAGGAACTTTAATACATGATTATGCAGAGAAATTTATATTGGGCGAAAGTTATGAAATGCCTAGCGATGAAATAGTGTTGGCTGCACATTTAAAATTTAAAGAATGGTGGTCTCAACAAGATTATAAAGTTGAGTGGACAGAAAAAAATATGGTTTCTGAAAAACTAAAATATGGGGGTTGCCCTGATGTTTTAGCTATTCAAGAAAGCGATCATTTTGCTAAAGTCTTGATAGACTTCAAAACAGGTAAAGCAATTTACCCAGAAACAATTTTGCAAATGGGAGCATATGATAATCTAATTTATGAAACTCAAGGTTTTCATTGTGATAAAGCAATCATAGTACGCATACCAAAAGACAATCGTAAAATAGAAATTAAAACTTTCTCTTCTTCGCAGTTGAAGTTGGGATTTAAACAATTTGATTTGTTGCGTAAGGCACACATCAATAATTTCAAATTAAAAAAAATATTTGAAAAAAGGAAAAGGAAGAAATAATGAATGATAACGCACCATTAACAGGTATAGTTAAAGAAACATATCAAACAGCAAAAGGGAAACATGGTCTTATAATAGATTGTGATAACCCTGCTTTTAAATATCCAGTTAAAGGATATGACGGAACTTTTGGCGCTACATTAGGTTTAAATGTTTTTAAAGTTGGCGATAAAGTAGAATTCAAATTTGAGAAAACTGATTTTGGTAATCAATTTACTGAATGTACTATTGAAGGTGGACATGGTTCACAACAAGATACAAGTTTTGATCATGGAGCTAATAGAGAAAATAAAGCTGATGTAGAAAGAGTTGTAAGTTCTCAACCTATTGTTAGTTCTACTAACAATGATATGGACACTTATTTAAAAGCTGTTGATACAGCTTATGATAAATCTCAAGAACACCCAAATTTAAGAAATTTAGATGGAGAGAATTTACGAGCAGTTTGTATAGGAGCTGCAATTCAACACATGCGAAGTAATGGAAGATGATAAGTTATTTAAACATCTTAACGGAATTTGCATTGAAATGAAATATATTTGGCCAACAATGAGAAAAGATATGAATGAAATCATCGAAGGTAAACGAGAAATATCGGAAGTATATTCGAAACCAAGAGTGTTGCATGTGTCAAACCCCTCCCCAATCACAAGCACATCACATAACTGTGAGGAAAAGATTGAAGGACAAAGCAGGAATGGGGGCGAAAGTCCCAGACAACCAGAACCTAATCCCATTGTGTCCGAGTTGCCACTTGTTCGATCTGCACCGATTGGGAGAGAAAAGGTATTGGAAAAGAAAAAAGGCAGACCCATTCGAGATAGCCAATTATTATTGGCAGGAGTTTCAAAAGTTAAATGCATAATGAAACATAGTAAATACTGTTTAGAATATTTTATTCCTGAAGGTAAATTTAATAAAATATGTAAAAATTGTAAACAGACTCACATGTTTAGGAGTGCAGTATGAAAATATACACTCAAAGAATTAGTCAAACTTTAGCAGAGCAAATATCACAAACTTATTATGGTAATGTTGTAACAAGTAAAGTTAAAGAAGATATTATTATTTGTCGTACATACAATCCTGAAACTTTAGAAAAATCTACAGAAGAAGTATTTAGTAAAACAAGTTATGAAAAGATAATTCGTTTATTGAATGACTCTGATACTGAATTTGGTCCTGTTACAGAATGGTTTAAAAAAGATAAACCAGAATTAGAAGCATCTGAATTTAAAATACCAGAAGATAAAAGTGAAAACTAAAACAGTTAAAAAATTGTGGCAAGGCAGATATGTTTCTGTAAGAGACTATGAAATTAAATCTGCTTTAAAACAAGGGGGATTACGATTAACGCATAATAATCAAATTATGGAATTAAAACCAGATGAATTAAAACATTTAAAACCTAATAGTCAAGTTTTACAATCACAATTTAAAGGCAGTTATCAATTAATAGATATTACCTGGAAACCATTAACAGAAGACCCAAATCAAGGAAAATTATATGAATAATAAATTACTTAATGCCACAATGGTTTGTAGTATTTTAAATATATCTAAACCTACATTGTACACCAGAATTAAAAAAGGTATGATTGAAACTGTAAGACATGGTAGAGATTATAAATTTAATGCACATCACATTGAAGATTTAATGAAAGGAAAGAAAACAAATTTTTTTAGTGAAAAAAAAGACACTTAATAATTTATCTATCCTTATAACGTAAAAAAGAGGGGAGAAACTATTGTTTTCTCCCCTTTCTTATATAATTTTAAATAGACTTATTAGCCTAATTTCATTTCTTGTTTTTGTGTACTGTTCTCCTGAATAAGAAGTTGGCATTTAAGCCTTAAACCCTCATAATCAGCATATGCGCTCTCTGTCTGCAATTCTGCACTATCAAGGAGTCTATCTACCTCTGCATACTCTATATGAGTACGTGCTCTCATTTTTGCGTCTTCAACAGTACATTTTTCAGCCTGTCTAAACTCTAAATATAATTTAGCTTCTATTCTTTTTTTTTGACGTTCTAAACTATCATAGGCAGCTTTAGACTCCCCATATCTTTTTCTAGTTCTTGTTAATTCTGATGAGATAAAATCTTTATCAAATCGAAGGGGGTGCCATTGGTTCATAGGTCCTCTACATATTGTCAATTATCCATGCTTTTAATTCGGAACGAGTGAGTAATTCTGTGATGAAATTCCCATAGGAATTAACAACAGTTTCTTCTTCTTTTTCTTTGAGAAGATATTGGTAATATCCAACATGCAACATTTCATGGATAACTACGTTTATTGCGTCTGCACCACCACGATTAATAATATCTTCATCTAAATATATTTTGTAAGGGGGCTTTCCAACGAAGGCCCCCTGTGCTTCTGAAACTTCATAACTAATGTCATGTGGTATAGTAATTAACTCTACCTCAAAGGCTCCAATAGTAACTTTGGAAGGTAGTTTAACCTTTTTCATTTAGTATCTAGGTTTCTTCTTTTGCATTAGATTGCACCGATTACAAAAAGAACGATTAAAGCTACAATACCTGCTTTAACCCAATCCTTAACACCCCACGAACTCCATTCTTTTAAATGGTCCCATAAGTCTTGTAGTAATTTCATATTACCTCCTTATTTTTTTTTAAATAACTTCATTGCTCCTGAAGCTCCTTTAATTCCGAAACTTGCAGAAATTGCTATGTATAATAAATGTTGGTAGTAAACTGGTGTTTCTTGTAAGGCGATAAAACCTTGTTTAACGTATTCTGTCATACCAGGAATAAAAGAAAGGACAGCAGGAGTAAGTAAAACAAATAATGCTACTTCATCTTTGATACTACCTTTCATTTGATCAACAGCAGATGCTTCCCAAGCCACACGACCTGCTATTTGATCTTCTTTAAGTTTAGTAGTTGCTTTTATTTCTGTCAGTTTAAGCTCTTGTTTTGCTTTTTTAGTTTCAATAAAACCTTGAACTGAACTAGAAACAATATTTGCAACTGGTCCTAATAATAAATTTAACATATATTGCCACCTACTTGTTTATAAGAAATAATTAAACTACCAAGCTCAATTAAAACTAAAGAAGTAAATAAAACTGTTATAATAATTTTCATTTATGTTTCTCCACGACTTTAATTAAAGAATCGCATCTTCCAGGGGTTTGTTCTGCCCAAAGGGAATTTTTCATCTCCATACAACTTGTTTCATAATCTTTCTTTTCTAATGCTGCTCTAAAATTTTTAAATTTAAACAATCGACTTCCTAATTGAAAACTCATTTCGATACATACACCAAAAATATCTGCATGATGTTTGTCTGGGTCATACAAAAATGTTTTAGCTAAATCAAATGCGTCATTAAAATCCCTATTAAAAACTTCAATAGCTTGTTCTTCTGTGTATTCTACACCATCTTCGTAAGGGTCCCCTGCATCACATAGATGTCCCCAAAATATTGTTCTGTTTCCTAGATGATCTTTATAAACTTTATTTCTATAACCTTCGTGTTCCTTAATTCTATTTTTTATTTCTTCAATCATCTGTTCCTCCAATTTTTTCTTGTTCCAATTCTTCTTCTTTTAAAATGTATTTAAACTTTTCTAAGTATATAATGGCATCTGAAAGCTCCTGTTGAGCTTCGTCTATCCAAGCTATTGTAGGTTTTTTAGATTGCAACATAGTGCAACCAAATTTTTTTATTCCTTCTTCAGATCGTTTAGCAATACGATCAATGACACCTTGAACTAACTTATCTTTTGTTTTCATATCTTACCTATCCAACGATTACCTTTTTCTAAAACCATAGGAATTAAATTAGGTATTCCGTCTTCTATATAAGCGCAGCCAAGTATGGGTCTTCGGATATTTACTCTTGAATAAGCAAAAGCTAGGGAGTCTTTATCAATTAAACAACCTACGGACAATCCCCATTTAAGAGCTTCTGGGGAAGACCAATATTTAATCTGAAAATCTGTATGATAATGACCTTGAATAAAATTCATACCAATAGACATGGAAGATTTTAATGGGTCCTTATTCATATTATGAACAAAGTAATAACTTCCATGCTTATCATGTAAGATAAGTTTATCGTGCCATTTCCAATTCTTTTTATTAACATCAAGAATATCTGCGTAATCTTTTATAATGTAGTCAGGTAAACCATGATATTTTCTTTTACGAAACACCAGGGAACCATGATTAGAATGAAGTAAATCCATTTTAGGAAATAACTTTTCTAATTTTTTTATATCTTCTCTTGCCTTCAGCAGCTCTTGAGTAGCATTATCAAGATCAGGGTCTTTGTCATGGAATGAGATCGCATGATAATCAACTTCGTCTCCTATGTTTACAACTCTGTCTGGCTTCAACCAGGACTTAACAGCTTTTAAAAAAGGCAAACTGTCTTTGTGCGCATAAGGAAAATGAAGGTCCGAAATTATTAAAGTCTTCATATAACGTCCTTTTTAGGGGGGTACTAATGGTCAAGGAAGGTCAGTTTTCTTCTTCTACGTTGAGATATGGGCTTGTTTTTTAATCCATTAATCTAAAAAATGTATAAATTGCTCCTAATACTGATCCGATAAATATGGCTGTTCTAATAGCACCTTTTCCAGTTGCCATTTCTTGTTTGAGTTTCATTACCTCTTGTCTGTTTTCTTTTACCTCAGATTTAATCTCATCTAATGTTTTACAAATTTGTGTATATTGATTTTCCCAATCAGACATCTTGACCTTTCACTATTAAAAATATTTCTGGGTATTCTCTTAATAAATAATCTACTGTTTTCTTTATCTTGTTTGTGTAATCTTTATCTAATGCAAAAGTATTTAAACTATTTATTATTTCATCAAGATTAACTTCTTGTGTAACTGTTTCTTTATTTCTAACTTCTCTATATGCTTTAAATTGTGTACCACTATTAAGTAAAGTAATGTAATCAGCAACACTCTCACATTTTCTTCCATACTTTCTAAGAAGAATATTACTATCAAGTGCTTTAATATGTGGTTTTGTATTATCTGTTTCTATCATACCATAGAAATTATTACCTAACCTGGCAAATCTTGACTCTCCCCAATTAGACTCTAATGCTGCTTGAGCCACAGAAACAATAACAATTGCTCTGTATTGAGGTGGTATAGCTGTATTAAAATGAACAGTACATTCGGTTATACCTCTAACAAATTGGTTTTTGTTGGAGTATTTGAAATCAAAATTATAACTAGATAAACTGCACAACAATAAAGTTGCACATATAGATTTAATCATATTAATTTTGTATTGCTAAAATTATTGATCCACCAATAAAACTAACGAGGTACATTGTTATAATTATTTCCATTAACTTCCTTCTCCAAAGTCATCAACTTGTAGTCTTAATGATTTAATTTTGTATTTATTTTCTAAGATTTCTTGTTGAAGTTCCAAAACATTTTGATCGTCTTGAATAGCTTGAATTTCGGTTTTGAGTAATTCAAAGTCCGAGAATAATTTTCCGACAAAGAAAACATTACCAATCCCAGCACTAATAATTCCTAAAAATATTACTATGTTTTTTACAGACAGTTCTATATTCATTTACCACAATCACACTCTGATTTGCCACATTCACATTTAGGCATTTTTACTATCCCAAGCATCTTGTAATTCTTTTAATTTAGCATTTACTGCTGACTCAGTTGGTAATTCTGTAACTGGATTATCAATAACATTTCCATCTACACCAATTTTTTCAGTTAATCTTAAATTTGCATAAACTTTATTTTTGCTATCAGTCCAAGTAAACCATTGATTGTTATTCATTACAACCAACGCTTCTTCAATATGATTTGGTCTGCCAATTCCTATATCCATTTTAAGTATCTCCTAATTTTGAAAAAGTTATAAAAGAATTATTGTAAGTAGATGATCCAGTCATTTGTGTAGCTGAATCTGTAAACTCACAACCAAATCTAACTTTATGAGTAGAAACATTTGTTACATCAAATAAAAAAGAAGTTACTCCATTAGCTCCTGTTGATGTGCTAAATGCACTTTGAGGAATATTAGTAAAGGCTTTCGCTGCAACATCAAAACTACTTGTAGTTGTAGTTGTTTCTATTAAAGTATTTACATATCTATCATTATCTGAACTAGCATTATAACTAGCACAAAAAGTTATTAACCAAAATCCTGTAGCTGGGAAACTAAAAACACCAGAAGATTCTGTGATTGCACTTCCTAAATTTGCATAACCATCAGTATCGACCTGTTCCCAGTTACTTGTTATTGGAAGTGCTGCACTAGAAAAAGTTGTTGTTAATCTCCATTGAGAAGTTGCTGTTAAACCAACAGTAAGTCCAGTTAAACTAGCACCACTAATAGCTGGTAAATTACCAGTTAATATTGTGGCATCTAAAGCTGTTGCCGATCTTGCGTTTGTTTTAATTAGTGCCATATCTTATTCCTTTGGGTTATCACTACGAACTTTATCGCAATGGTCTTTGTAAGTTGTTGTTCCATTCTTTTCATCTTTATAAATCATTTCAAATTGTTCTTGCCAAGATAAGTATTCTGTTTGTCTTTTGGCATCTATCTTTGCAGTATTTTCTAAAGTTGTTGCTTCACTTTCTAATGCGTTTAATTGTGCATCAGTTGGTTTAGGTTTATCTGTTGCGTTCCATTCTTTAATGTATGCACCTTGACCATTACTATCATCTTGAAGTTTTACTTCTGTTTCAAAGTCTGGTGTTCTACCTAAGTATGCTATTATTTTTTTATCTATATTACTCATATTAATTTATACCCATAAAAATATGTAAAATCTGAATCAGAAGCAGTAGATTGAGCACCACCTTGAGTATGATACATTCTAACATCTACATAATCACTTACTGCTAAATCTAAAATTGTATTTATTGATAGAGATTTGCCTTGATTTTCTGTTCCATTTGCTAATCCACCAAATATTGCTTCAGCAGTTCCATTTTTGTAAATACCTAATCTACCAAGCTCGTTGGCAGTATTACCCCATTCCATATACAATCTAGTGCTAAAAAAATATTTTCCCGCAGCCCCAGACGGAACTACAAAACGATAACTTGAAGTATTGTAAGCACTATCTGTATCAAAATCTTCAGTATTGAATGTAACAATTGTAGTTGTTGCAGTTGCTATACTTTGGTCACCAGATTGTTTTACTGCAAAAGAAGGAGTATTAGCTTCGCCTTTTAAATAACTATAATCTACTCGTTTTAAAACTCCTGCATCTGAAATTAA